TACTAATATTGCTTGGGTCACTTAAAGCTGCGGCCAACACCCCCCCTGCTAAATCATTTTGATCATTTAAAAGTCTTGTTTTTTCTTTAATAAATACTGATTCTACCAATGTTTCTTCAGCAACAGCAGAGTGACTATATGCCATCATCCCTACCAGCGCAGCGCCAGCCTCAGGAGATTCAATATTTTTTATTGTGCTTACTATGGCCTCTTTTTCTGCCGCTTCCATAACATCAGAGAAATTATCATCTCCTTCCGCATCTAGTTGAATACCGAGGGTTTTTGCAGCATCCACCGCCGCTTGTTGTGCCTCATCTAGTGTTAACTCGGCCCCATCATAACTAGGTGATATATTTGCGGCTCGTAAATTTTGAAAAGTATCTGAAATCTTTTTTAAATCTTCCTGGGCCTTAGCATAAGCTTCCTTCGCTTTCTTTTCGGCCCCCGACCCAAGACCCTTAAAACTAGTATCTACTTTATCTTGGCCCCTCTTTCTAATTTCCTTGGCTTCTTTTGAGAGATTTTCATTATTAGTTAAGAACCCAATAGTACTATAAGCAGACCCCTCCCCAGCTTTAGTATCAGTTTTACTTATATAGTTCTTCTTAGAAACTGCTATTTGCGTATCAGAACTATTGATATGCCTTTCAAGCAAAGCATCTGTCAATCCTTGAGATATTAAAGCCACCCTTTTAGCAGCCTTCGCTTCGTAAGTTTCTCTAGTATCTGCTTTAATACCTATGCCTGTTTTCGTCCCAACAACCTCAACTTCAACCTCTCCGCCCGCAGCATTAATTCTTCTTACTAAACCAATTTTGCCTAATCTAATATGTTCTGCGAGGATCCTAAGTAAAACTCCTTGTGTATTATTGCTCCTGCTAACCTCTTTTAGCATCTTACCTAGATCAGCCAACTCCATATTCTCGATATCCAGAGGAACACCTTCGTTTTCGGCCCCATACATAGCCAAAGCTTCATCTACACCAGAACCATACTCCTCATGTATACTCTTCAACTCCTTTTTGGCCTCTTTTATACGCCCCCGAACTTGAAATGCAACAACCCTATCTAACCTCTCTAAAACTTTACCTCTAATGTCATTTAAGTTTCCAGAAGAGCGGCCAATAATACTAGATTCCTCAATTTCAATAGGGGTGTCATCCTCATTCTTTTCATAATAAGCAGCCATCTCTCTTTCGGCTAAACTCACCATGTCTGTAAGCCAATCATCCCCCTGTTCATGTTTTGGGGTTGGAAAAAGAATCCCATCAGAGCTATTTTTACGAGGTCTAATTAAAACTCCTCTTCTAGTTTTTACAACCCAATTAAAAATCTTTTCTCTGTTTTCCTTATTATTCGCCCAACCACCTTTTGATATTATTTCTATAATCTGGGATAATCTTTTTGTAGAAATCTCTAGAGTATCTTGAGATGTAGTAGTATACTTATACCCCCCCTTCCCCTCCACCTCTTTGACTTCTTGCCCTCTTGCTTGACCCAATTTAGCAGCAAGAGAATGCTGGTTTCCCCTAATGGCATTAGAAGCATTATTACACCTAGCAGCCTTTACTTTGTTAGTATCCCTAGAGGAAGGGCTTTTTCCACTTGTTCTACCCAACCAACTAAACTCCACGCCTATTCCTGCGTCCGCCCAAAGTCTATCAGACTCCGCAATTTTACACAAAGCGTCACTAATCGTCCCTATACTCTTATCTAATTCCTCGCTATAAGCTTCCCCTAGTTGAGACTCTTCTTTTTTTCTTTCTAAATCTTGAGCCGCCGCTTCTGCTGGAGAAATTGGGGGCAGAGCTTCATCATCGTCTCCTGTTTCTGCCGTAGAACTGCTGTCTGGAAAAAGTTTACCCCACAAAGTGTTAGCTGAAGGCCCCTTAGCCTTCACACCGCCCTGTACAACACTAGCGGTTTGGGGCTGAGGGCTAGTATCATTGGGGTCTGTAGCCAGAATGTTTCCAGACACCTCCCACACATTAATACCGTTAAAGGTTCCTGGAGCTTCTCTGGTCTTGCCCCCAGCCGCATTCTGCAAATCAGCAATCTTTTTTTCTGTACCCTCCTCCTCCTCCTCACATAAGGAAAGCGTAAACTTGCGCTGCTTAATAAGGGAGTAACTAGTTAGTAATTCTTTAAAAAAGTCCATATTTAATTATAGTAAAGAAAAGCCCAACCCAGAATAGTCCAGGCTGGGCTTTTTGTACATTAGAAAGTATTTAACTTAAATCTTGTATTGATCCACATTCATGAAATCGTAGCGGAAGTTTACTTCTACAGTATGAAATTCTTGTGTAGAATAATTAAGTTCAGCGCCCTTCCAAGATTTGGGGTAGACACCATATAATTCAATTACAGAGTGGGGTGCCATTTTATTATCCAACTGAATAACTTCAACCTTAGGAACTTTAAAGTTGCCGTCTGGTCCACCTACTCTACTGTTTTGGCCCGAAGTAAATTCTCCTGTAGTGGGGTCATAAATCTTCTTAAACCATCTCCAAAGATCCACGCCTGTTTCAGCTTTAAAGAGGTTATCAAAAGTAACGACTAGTTCTTCTGGGGAAGCTTTTCCAGGATAGAATACTTTGTCATTTACACGATGTACTTCAATATCTTCTACACTAAACCCTAGTTGACCAACTTGTTTGGCCGCCAAAGTAAGCTCTTTAGGAAATTTTACATCTACATCATCTAATCCAAGGAAACGAATTTCCCATTGATAAGCTCTAATAGAATCAAGCTGATTTGAAATTACAGGGAGCCCCTCACCAGGAGTAAACTCAAAGAATTCGTCTTTATAAAGTGGTTTTGCGTTAGGCATTTATTATTTCTCCGTTCTTATATCTTCGCAGATTGTGAGGTTAGGTTTACCTCAAAGATAAGCATTTCTGCTGTTTTTGTGGGCTTGATAATAACCTTGCACCACATTTCATTTCTATCAATTCTGAGGGGGGTATTAGTTGATTCATCACAAACAACTTTAAACTCCGTAATACCTCGTCTGTTTTTTATATCCGATAACATTGGATTAATTATATTAGAAACTCTTTCCCAAGTAATGGCATCGTTGGGCTCGAAAACTAATCGTCTAGTAGAAGCCAAGATCATCTTACGAATAAGAATCATCATTCTTCTAACATTAATTCTATCCAAAGCACTTGGATCTCTTTGTGTAGTTCTTTGTCCAAAGATTGTAATACCTTGTTGGGGGAAAGCAACAATAGGATTAACTACATTACCTCCACTATACATGGCATCTCTATCACCTTGGTTCAATTTGACTTCTACCTCTGTTGGCTTAGTGAGGCGACCACGAACAAAACCGGCGGGGGCAAACCAGGGGTCTGCTACGCTATCCGTGTATACCATTTGTCGCGCACCAAAAATTGCAGGATCTAAGTACCTATCAATCTTATCCCAAACACTATAGGTCTTTACCCAAGGCCAGTAAATAGCAGCATAAGAACTATTAATAGCAGCCGTTCTACTTTCATCAAGTCCATTACTCCAATCAATAGCGTTTTGGGCATTACCAACCCCTTCAGGAGGAGCTACTAGTGCAATAAAGTTCTGGCTTGCTTCTGCCAAAGTAACAAGAGCATTTTGAACATTTTGTTCTGGGACACCTGGGACTAAAGCAACAGAAATATTAAGTAGATCATCGTCTAAAGCATAAAGACCTTCTTTAGGTTCTGTGGCGGCATTTCCTATAAGCAGGCTATCATTGTCAGTAACCCCATCATCACCTACAGACCCAGTACCCATTCCATTATCACCATCAGCAAGAGAGTAAGAGCCATTTACAAGCTTAATAAATCTAGCACCAGAACAAGACATATCTGTACCTCCAAAGGAACCAGAGGTTTCTAATCCGGCATGCATTAGATCTAAATAACTATCATAAGTGGAAAGCTTACTGTTAGTAAAATCAGCCATGCTAGTACCAGAAACCAAATGCCCCATAATCGTATCAGATTTAGCGTTGGTAGTTCCAGTACTAATCTGATCCTCAATATAGGTTCCAATTCCGTCTAGGAAAGATACCTTAAATACTTCGCCTGCCGCCCCACCATCATTTACAGTAAGATTAGAGTGTGGCCCCCCAATATTATCAATCTCAACTGAGTTTCCTACTACCCTACCAGAGGCTAAAGTACTTAAATTGTAACCCTCTCCAGGCCAAAGAGATTCAGCCAAATATCCAATACCGGAAGCGTCAGCCCCAGCAAAAGTAGTACCTCTAGCAGCTACACCAGAAGCATCAGCAAGAGCAGTCAAGGAGTTAGGAGCCACTTCTCCTAGGATAGCAGAGGTATCACCACCATTAGTACCCCAAGCAGATACTTCCAAGGTAGCATTTTCTCCAGCATATGAACCAACTAACCAGTTGGTAGTCCCATTAGTAACTACACCAAAATGATCACTTGCCAATTCTCCAGACCCAATACCCTTTAGCATAGCATATGATTGGCCAGAGACTCCTAAAGAGGTTGGTACTGTACCAGATGGAATAGTAAAAGCTTTTGGTGAAGTATACTTATTTGTACCATCATTATCTTTTACCTGAACCTCAAGATAAAGATGCTGTGTCATGCCAGCACTAACATCTGCAAGTTCTATGGCTGGGCAAGCGCCCATACTAACCAAAGCTGAAGCCTCAGTTGCTGTTGAGGATGCAGCACGAACAAAGTAAAGTGAGTTTGTGGTTTCTAAAATCTCCATAGCACCCTCAAGACCTTGACCATAAAGGGATTCAGAGGGCTCTCCAAAAGTCTCAACAAGTCTTTGTGGAGAAGTAATTAGGGTTGCTTTGTTTACTGGGCCTTTAGAACCAAAACCTACAATACCAACAACCGACGAGTTAATTGATACTGCATAATCCGAAATATCGTTTTCTACTACATATACACCTGGGCTTACATATGTTGGCATATTATTCTCCTATTAATAGTTAGTTATTTTTAGTCTTTTGCGCCGATGAAGGGTTTGGGCTTGCTTTGAGACTGCATTATTTGGGACTACTACCCGCTCCTGAGGCTTTAACCAAGAAAATCTTGAGCCGCCAGGAGTTAAAAGACATACATGAATGCCTTGTAAACTTTCGTTTTTGATTAATTTCATTATTTTGCTCACTAACTATAAGTATGTACCCGTAATCAAAACGGTTTTTGAGAATATTTTTTGGGAAAAGTAGCTATTTAGCTGAAATAACCTCATAGTTCCACTCTTCTATTTTCCCCGTAGAGGTCATTAGGAATTTAGGGGTTGGGATATATGTTTCAACCTCAACAGTAAAGACTTTTCTTAATAATCTTTCCTCTCTATCAGAAACTACTGAGGTTGAGTCATCAGCCTCATCAGCTAAAAAGGCTTTAGTGTATTGATTAAATGGGGTGGCCACCCTTTTAGCAGGATTAAACTCTAATCTAATTTGTTCTGTTATTTGATCTAAATCAGATTTATATTTAGACCACACATTAATGGTATAAATAATAGTTACCTCTTTTGGGGCTAAACTTACAACCCTATAAGCCCTCTGTTTTTTTTCATCCCAGACCTTCTCTTGAATAATTAAAGCGTCATACTTTCTACGCTCTAGTTGGCTATTAGAGGTAGTTTGGCTAACAGAGATTATTGGCAGTATAATATTAGTCTCTTGCTTTAGTTTTGCAATAGTTCGTTCTGGATTTGAATGAATACATTTAATAGGGACGGACTTACCCTCAGAATTTAGATAAGAATAATCACTAAATATTTGAATTATTGATTTTAATGTCTCCCTATAAACAGAACTAATAAAATTCTTTTTTCTAGTAGCAGAAATAATTAACTCTCTGGCTCTAATGGTTCCAATATACTTAGATTGTGCGGAGAAATCGTCTATATTTTTACTTGTACTGGATTCAATAAAGTTATTAGTCATCTAACATCCCTCTCTAAATACGGGTCTAAATCATCGGCTTTTTTGGTTAATAAAGTGTCTTGAACATCCTCAGAATCTCTAAGTAGCCTAGCGGAACAAGCTAGATGATATACTCCATATGCCTCAAAACTATCTTCCTGTACTTGAAAAATTTCATACTTCTGATTTTGGAATTTGGGCATCACTACATCTCCGGGGATTAGGCCCCTACCTGCGACCCTCTCAATATAACTTTTATTAAAAATAAATAGCTGGTCATTAGTTAACTCAATTCCAAACTGGGTTAAATTTTCTTCTAATACTTTTGGTTCGTAGTGTCCATAAACTACAACGGGTTCTTTAGCGATAGGCTTATTTCTAGCCTCCATATATACAGGATCAAAATCCTCACTTTGATAATACTTATAAAGTAAGATTTTAGATCCACTTAATCTAATCTGCTCATCATCCACTAAATTAAATAGCGCAATATCTGGGTTGTTAGGATCAAAAAGGTTTAGTTCGCTATCTACTACCCCATCTAATTCTGGGATCGGAGGAACATTAGTAGTAACTTTATAATTTTTACTCATAACTTAGAACATTGTGAATGCTGGAGGCTCCTCCATCTCAGTAAACAAGGATTCCTCTAGTTGTTTTTTTTCTTCAGTACATTGTTGAATTAGGGTAGCCCCGTTTAGAGTAGCTCCGCCACCAGGGGACGGTAGCGTGGAATACTTCCCCCTAACCTCACCTAAAATCCCCTTAGAAATTGCTAAAGCATACTTATGTATCCAGTTTCTATACTCTGGGTGGATGGTGTCAGAATCTACAGCCCTATACTCTAGGATAAGATCATCTGCCATTTGAGGTACAGGATAGAGTTGTAAATATTTATTATTAACAATATCCCAAGTACCCTCTTGACCTAAAACTTTTCTAATCTGCTCAAGGTGTTGCTGTAGTAATAAAAAGTCTCCCACAGCAAAATCATTAAATAAGAAGTTATCTTGGAAATATTTAATAAAGAAATCAAACTCTAAGGTTCCTGCCTGAGCTTGAATTGAAAGTAAAGATTTTTTATAAACAACATATTCTAAATTATTTAAAATATGTGCAGGCAACTCGTAAATATTAGTACCAGCAGTAATCTTCATTACCGCCATCTGCTTTGTCCATAAAGGCGCATGATAAGCAAATTTAGAGGTTGCTTCATCAATAGCGGACTTAAGCTGATAGGGGGTTAGTTCTACCCTAACTACAGGAAATCCTAGTCTGGATAAAATAAAATTCTTTGCGGACTCCTCAAACTTTGTAAACTCTATCGCGTCTGCGGGGGAGGCTACATTTAGCTTAGAGTCTTTAATTTCTCCTGCGGTATCTGTAGCCCCAAGGACATTACTCTTACTGGAATATTTTTCTGGAGAGGTAAAGGAGTCTCCAAAGGTACTTAATTGTGGCTTAATTGGCGTTGTCATTACTGCTAACTATTGTTAAATCAGATAGGGGTATATGTGACTTTTTGGGAGAAGAGTCTATACTAACCCTCTTCTTTTTTTTAGGCTGAACTATTTTAGATTTTTCACTTGGCCCCTTTACTTCTCTTAATAATTCATGTCTAAGGGGGGTTTCCCTAGTAATAATTTGATTAGGTCTAATCTCTAATATATTGTTATTAACAAATATTAGCATTTTAAATCTACAAGTGCTTTTATATTTATACATAGCTATTTTATATAGGGTAAAAGAAAAGGGGCTTGGAGCAAAAAACTCCAAGCCCCTTTTATTTCTTAGTTATTAGTTAGAGTCTAGTAACCGCCATTATCCGCAAGAGGATTAGCGAAGGGGCGTAGTAGTGGGGAAGTAGCACCAACAATGCGGATTACCCGATAGAACCGAGACTCAGGAGTTACAGCAGCCTTACCATAGCGGGTAAGAATACCTTTCCTGGGCTGGAAGGTATTGGGGTCCGTGATGGTGGGTAGTTGCTGGAGAGGAATATAAGGTGCATATACATAACCAGCATCCATGGGGTTGTTGCCTTTGTAGCCCATAAGGATTTCGTCCTCAGGATACATTGGGTCAACAAACAGATCGTAACGACCAGCGAACTTGCCTTTAAATTCAATTCCGCCTTTGGACATGTTGGTTGGGCCATCGCCTGGGCGAATACCTCCCTCAAGCTTTACAGCAGACTCAAGCATAGCTGCAACGATAGGCGCACAAAGGATCCAGCTACCAGGACCACGGAAAGTAGACTTATAAATGTCCTGACTAGCAAAATTAATTGCAGCTAGGAGATTAGCATAAGCCTGACCAACATGGCGAGGAGAAAGACCAAGAGAAGAAGAATCAAAATCAACTAGGAAAACATTCGACATATGGCGACTGCCTCTAGGGTTCGTCGCTATGTCAGAACTATGATCATAAGTAAATGATGATGCAGCAGCCATATCAGGATTAAGAGCAAAGTTATTACTGTTAGCCTGATCAAGCATACTCCGGTTAAATCCACCAAAAGTACCCGTATCTGCCGTAGAGACATCATAAGCAATCATGCGAAGATCTTCAACTAGTTCACGATCAATCTCTAACTTTAGCTCACTACCAAGAAGGTCAGTAAGTTCGCGCTCTAGATCAAGGTTATGATAAGCACGAAGATCCTGTGCCGCTTCTAGGGTCCATAGAGCCCGCATCTTGCGAGTACGAGCCGCTACGGGCTGCTGTTGGATCTCAATATTAATCTCTGGAATACCAGAACCAGATTTACCCTC